TGATATATAGTGCAAAAAAGCGCGAGGCAATTAAATGACGATTAGCATAACCAAACCTACCGTTGGCGGCTCAGAGAATACATGGGGAACCACGGTCAACACGGCGCTTGATGACGTTGTTGATGTTCTGAACGGTAATACCGCAAGCACCCCAGATTTGACAGAAGGAAGCTGGAAGGTCGGCGGCACTGCTGTTACTGCATCAGCGGCAGAGCTTAATTACACGGATGGCGTTACGAGCAATATTCAAACGCAGCTTAACGGCAAGCTGGGGGGGTCTAATGCTTCAGCTACAATCACGACATTAAATTCTACGACGGTCAACGCCACAACCATTGATCTTGGCAATTGGACGATTTCGCAGTCTGGATCTAGTTTAAAGTTTTCGTACAACGGCACGGCGCGTTTTGCGCTGTCTAGCTCTGGTGCGCTGACTGTAGAAAACGATGTAACTGCATTTGGTAGTGCGTAATGACTATTACCTCTATAGATAATTTTGGTCACGCCAGCGGCGCAATATCTATGAGCGAGTTGCGATCATATTATGGCCGGTCGGGCGCTGTATCGCTGAGTGGCAGTTTAAGCGGCAGCACTGGCCCAGTGCCAAGCAGCTTACCATCTTCAGGTAGCGCTATATCAGTTTCTAATTTTCGCAGCAAAAATAGAATATTAAGAAAAAAGGGATCTACGCAGACAATTGCTAGTGGGTCTTCTTGGTCGCCAGCGCAATCAGGCTGTGTGCAGTATAATGTATATGCTGTTGGCGGTGGTGGTTCTGGTGGTGGTCATTCAACTGACAGTGGGCGTGAAAAGGTTGCCTCTGGTGGCGGTGCGGGTGGTACAGCATTTCGCCGATATTCAGTTCAAGATCATGGGGTCACCTCTGCTAGCATTGGAATTGGCGGCGGCGCTGCGGGTGTTTCTTATCCTGCCAATAGTGGATATGCGATCTCAGGCCGAAATGGGGGTACTACAACCTTTAACCCAAATGGCTCTGGTGCCACGATTTATGGGTATGGCGGCTCAAGAGGATTTGGTGGAAGGCAAACATCAGCCATTGGGGAAGCATCAACTACCACTAATATTAGTTCGTGGGGTACTTGCTCTGGGTCATCAGGTGGTGGGGCCGCTGGGGGTGAAAGCAATTACTCAGGTGGTGCTGGGCCAGCGCTTTCTGTTGGCGGTGATCAGTCAAGCGCTAGCGGCGGTGGTAGCCCAAATTTAGGCTCTGGTGGTAAAAATGGCTATATAGTCAATCAATCTGGTTACGCAAAATCACAAACAACTGACGCGCCGACAAAGCCTTCTGAGTGGGGTTCTAACGTAAGCGCTACGTTTAGAGGTGGCGCTGGTGTGCAGCACTCTAGTGGCGCTGCGGGTGCATCTGATGGGGGTAGTAATTATGGCGCTGGCTCAGGCGGCTCTGCGTCTGAGAGCGGTGCAGGGTCTTCTGCAAACGGATCTAGCGGCGCTATATTTGTAACTTATTATGAGATAAACACATGACGCTGGTTCCCCTCGACATCCCCGCCGGTTTCTACAGAAACGGTACTGACCTTGAGCAGTCTGGCCGGTGGCGTGATGGTAGCTTGGTCAGATGGCGTGACAACAGCTTACGCCCAATCGGAGGCTGGCAGGAGCGCAAGACATCGTTCTGCACGAATGTCGTGAGAGGAATGCACACATGGGAAGCAAACAACGGCACTGCCTATGTGGCTGGCGGTTCTTATAACGAGCTAGTCGCGATGACAGGCAACGGAACCGTGTATGACATTGCGCCAACAGACTTAACGGCTGGCCGCGAGGACGCAGAGGTTGAAACGGGATACGGCTACGGCTTCTATGGCGATGGTTTCTATGGAACGCCAATCCAGCAAAATGCTAACGCCGTTCCAGAAGAAGCTACGCAGTGGAATATAGATAATTGGGGCGAATATCTTGTTGCCACCAACAGAGATGACGGGCGCTTGCTCGAGTGGCAGCTAAATCCAGCAGTAAAGGCGGCTCCGATTGCAAATGCCCCTACCGGAAATCTTGGCTTAGTCGTAACAGAAGAGCGTTTTATTTTTGCTTTGGGTAGCGGGAGCAACCCGCGTAAGATTTCATGGTGTGATCGTGAAAACAACACAGTATGGACGCCAGCAGCTACAAATGAGGCTGGTGACATTGAGCTTGCCGACAGCGGCCAGATCATGCAGGGCGTTAGAACACGCGGCCAGACGCTTATCTTGACAGATACATCAGCCCACACAGCGCGATACCTTGGCCCGCCTTATGTGTATGGTTTTGAGCGCGTGGGCACATCATGTGGGGCCATATCCCGCAAGGCTGCGTCTGATGTTGATATGGGCGTGTTCTGGATGGGGCAGCGCGGGTTCTTTAGGTTTGACGGAAACAGCGTTCAGGAAATACCCTGCGATGTCTTCGACTATGTGTTTGGTGACTTTAATCCAGCGCAGCAATCAAAAGTCTGGTCATTCGCAAATGGTCAGTATGGTGAAGTTTGGTGGTTTTACTGCTCTGGAACGTCTACTGAAGTAGACCGCTATGTTGCTTACGACTACAAAGAGGGCCATTGGTTAATTGGCAACCTATCTCGCACTGCTGGCGTTCAGCGCGGTGTTTTCCGCTATCCATTTATGGCGGGTCACAACGCAGACAGCGACATCTATGAGCATGAGGTTGGGTTGAACGTAGATAGCTCATCAATCTTTGCAGAAAGCGGGCCAATATCTATTGGTGCTGGGGATCAAGTTGCGCGTGTTACTGAGCTTATTCCTGATGAAAAAACGCAGGGAGATGTCAACGTCACGTTTAAGACACGGCTTTATCCAAATGGCGCTGAAACAAGTCATGGGCCATTCACAACTGCAAACCCAACATCAGTAAGGTTTACTGGGCGGCAAGTTCGTATGCGGGTTGATGGAGCGATCTTATCTGACTTTAGGGTCGGCAACATGCGAATTGATATGAAAGCTGGGGGCCGTAGGTAATGCCGGTTCCAGTATTACCCCCTATTGGCCCAGACTTGCGCCAGTGGGGGCGTCAGCTAACAATATACTTGCAGCAAAACCTAGCAAAGCTTGGATTTAAAACATCAACGGATAATCCGTCTGAAAACGGCGTCATCCTATGGGACAACGTGAACGGCTACCCTGTCGTGTCGAAGAATGGCGAGTTTCGGCAGATTGTTCTGGAAGATGGTCACGCTGACTTTATGAAAACGGCTGATGTCGTGCCGGTAGCAGCAAACACAGCGTACAAGCTGACTTACGATGCTCCCACCGGCAACGACGGAATAACACAGGGAACGCCAGCTTCAAGGATTGTTTTTGAAGAGGCTGGCGAATATGTCGTGTCGTTCTCCGCGCAAATATCATCGACATCAGCCAGCACGGTTCACTTCTACTTCTGGCCCAGCGTCAACGGAACAAACGTAGCCAACAGCGCGCTAACGACTGCGCTACACCAGAACAACGCCACGCTGGTCACATCGCGCACACAGATATTCACTGTTGCGGCAAATGACTACTTAGAAGTGAATTACATGATTGACAGCACAAGTGGCTTTCTGAATTACACCGCAGCGTCTTCGCCGGTGCCAGCAATCCCCGCGTCAACTTTAGCGATTACGAGGCTGCACGGATGAAGGACATTTATGTAAACCAATTAGAGCGCTGCAAGCCTTGGATAGAGGATGCTTTAGAGTATTGTGGCGGCACACATGAATGGGAAGATATAGCTAGTGGCATTGCGGATGGCCGTATGCAGCTATGGCCCGCGCCCAAGGGGTGTATTGTTACTGAAATTGTGGTATATCCTAAGAAGCGAGTTTTAAACATATTCTTAGCTGGTGGCGAATTGGATCAGATTTTAGACATGGACAATGATGTTAAGGCATGGGCAAAAGAACAAGATTGCGAAGCTGCGATCATGGCGGGCCGTTTAGGGTGGAAAAAACCGTTAGCGCCGTTAAATTGGAAAATGCTACACGCAAACTTTATTAAGGAGTTTTAAAAATGTCTGGTGGCGGTGGATCATCTACAACAAAACCAACAGTTCCTAAGTTTTTAGAAACTGGTTATCAGCAAGGTATAGGAATGGGCCGCGACTTGTCGGCAATGCCTTATACGCCTTTTTATGGGCCAGATGTTGCGGCCATGTCGCCATTAGAGCAAGCTTCTTTTCAAGGCACTGATGTTATGGCAAGCGCATTCGGTATGCCCACATCTGGCGGTCAGCAATATCTTCCTGCGCCTACTCAATTTGAGGGTGGAGCTATGGGTTATTCTTCAGCGCCAATCTTTGAACAAGCAGTCGGTGAATTGAGAACAAGACGCCCAGCGCAAGCCGATTATTATAATAGTTTTTTCATTGATCCTATGACGGGTGAAATGGGAGAACGGACAATAGAAAAACAGCCTGTTGCATTAGAGATGCAAGGCGGCGGTAGAAGGGGAAAGTAATATGGCGGGCGGTGCAAATCCACAAATGGCTCAACCGGCTATGAACCCTTACACGGCTGCGGCTGGTGCGCAGGGTGCGGCAATGGGCAGAGTTGGTCAGGGTCTTACGCAAACTGCGGCTGGCGGCATGGGCGCTTATCAAAACCCCTACGAAACTCAAGTGGTTCAGCAATCATTGCGCGATGTAGGAACACAAGCGCAAATGGGCTTAAACCAATTAGATGCGCAAGCGCAGCAAGCTAGAGCTTTTGGTGGTTCGCGGCACGGTATAGCAACAGGAGAGGCGCTGAAGGGCTACAATCAGCAAATGGCTGACACAGCTGCCCGAATGCGGCAACAGGGCTTCCAAACGGCTCTAGGAGCTTCTCAGGCAGATTTAAATCGTCAGCTAGGCGCAGCGGGTCAATTGGCTGGCATGGGTCAGCAATCTTTTGGTTACGGTCAGGCAATACAGCAGCAGCAAATGCAGCAGGGCCAGCAGCAGCGTCAAATGATGCAGGATCTTATAAACGCTGGAAAGCAACAATATGCGGGATATACTGGCGCTCCGCAGCAGGGATTGGCTACGTTCTTGGGCGCAATGTCTGGTGTGCCTAACTTGCAGGGTCAGCAGCAAGGTTATAACGCAGGATTTCTTGACTATCTTATGGCGGCTGGTCAATTCGCTTAGAGGATTTTTAGATGAGTATGAACCCAAACCAAGCACCTAGAAGCGGCCTATTAGGTTTACTTGATCGTGTAAGGCGTCCAGATGAGGAAACCGGCTTAAACTTTGCAAACCGTTTGGGCATGGCGGCATCTGTTCTTAATCCTATGAACCCACAATCTGCTAATTACCGGCAGCAAATGATGCAGTCTGGTCAAGCTAGAATGCAGGGTCAGGCTCGCAACCGCACTATAGCAGAGCTTCAGAAGCGCGCTGATGCGGGCGATCAAGTTGCAGCACGTTATCTGCAAGCGGTACAATCACGCGCTCTGGACGCTTCTCAGGGCTTTTCAGGATATCTTGGTGAGGTTCAGGCTAACGAGAGATTGCGTCAAACTGAAGCTGCTGCAAATGCTAGGGCAATGTTGGCGGCTGGTAAAGTTAAACAACCAAGCAAAGTTCAAGCTTATGAATATGCGGTCAATCAGTTAGGAATGACGCAAGAAGAAGCTTTAAAATTTGCCAATAGCGGCCAAACAATAAATCTTGGCGGTGCTGCTGGGGCAGAAGATGAATTTTTCAAAAAGAAATACGAAAGATTAGGTACAGAGTTTGCGAAGATACAACAAAAAGCGGGTCAAGCCGGTGCAAATAATTTAACGATTAATGCGTTGAAACAACTGTATCAGGTCGCTCCAAATGGCCCAATTACAGGTAGATTGCTGGAATTGTTCCCAGAGGCTACGGATGTCAGTGCGGCGGTTCAATCTTTGCGCACACAACTTGCACCGCAATTGCGTGTTGAGGGGTCAGGGTCAACATCTGACATAGAATATGCTGGAATGTTAAATAGCTTGGGTAGTTTAAAAAATTCACCACAGGCTAATGCTGCATTGCTTGATTTAATGTTAGCGAAAAATGAAATTATCCAACGTAAAGCAGAAATTGCTTCAAAAGTTGGACTGCCAGAAGATCAGGGCGGTCTAACAATACAAAATGCTGAAAAAGCAATGCTAGATGTTGATCGTCAAATGTGGGAGCAAAATGCAACAGTCGCAAGCATCAAAAAATTGATAGTAGATGCTGGTGGTTTCACCGCAACAAGTGATGGCAAAACAATTACAACAAGCGGCGGTTTAACCGTTGAATTTGGCAAGTAGGTGGCTTTATGGCTGTTAAACCAGATGTGAGAGTAGTGGGCAATGAAATCTTCATTGAGGGTCTGCCACCGATTACAATAAAAGATAAAGAAAAATGGCAATCTATGTCATTAGTAGAGCGCAGCGATGCGGTAGAAGAAATATATAATTCTGTTAAACCGCGTAGAGTTGGTCGCGCTGCATTGCAGGGCGCTACTTTTGGATTATCAGATGAAGCGATTGCGGCAGCATCATCACCTAAAGCAGCTTTAGCAGCAGCGGTTAGCGGTGAAGAAAGTGAAGCAAGTGCGCCATATTATGAAGCGTTAGGTCGTGAGCGTCAAATGCTGGATCAATATCGTCAGCAGTTTCCGATAGGCTCCGCAGTTTCAGAAATAGGTGGTGCTGCAATTCCTGCTGCTGCTGCTGCATTTGCGACAAGAGGATCAAGTTTGCCAGCCACCGCATCACGGATGCAAAAGATTGCAGAGAGTGCAAAACAAGCAGCTAAAATTGGTGCTGTTGAAGGTGCGGCTTATGGGTTTGGAACATCAGAAGGTGGTGCTGCTGAACGGCTGAAAGGCACTGCTGCGGGAACAGCTTTAGGGGCTACTTTTGGGCCTGTTGCTCAAGCGGCTACTTACCCTGTCGCGGTTGGAGCTAATTTTTTAATATCAACAGCAAAAAATGTTTTTGGCCCGCGAGGTGGAAAAGCTGTTCAAGCAGAATTGCAGCGGTTAGCAGACGCCACTGGATTAACGGTAGATGAAATAGCAGAGCGTGTCGCTAATGGCGAGATAATGGCTGAAAATGAAACATTGAGAATGACTGTACGAAGTTTGATGGCAAAAGGTGGTGCTGGTGAAACAATGGTACGGCAGACATTTTCGGGCGATCAGGCAGCAAATATAATCGGCAGACCCAAACTCAAGCGCGATGAAGCAATGGGGGAAATTGAGCAGTATTTAGCGTTGAATGCAAGTGATGCTGGCAAAAATCCAAAAGCAATTCAAGCAGATTTTGATGCTCAAGTTAAACGGGCTGAAGGTAAAGCATATAAAAATGTGCCTTTGTTCAAGTCGCCCGCAGATTTAGATATTGCAAATGCAATGCAATCAAGCATCTCTCAATATCCTAGAATAGCAGAAGAATTAAATGATTTCGTAACAGGTACTTCAAAAGGCACAAAGCTTATTGGAAAAAAAGATGGTGAGTTTGTACTTCTTAGAGCGCCAACATTAGAGGAAGGTGAAGCTGCTAGACGATACTTCAGAGACAAAGCCCAAGAAATGTTCCGATCTGGAAATCCAATGGGCAACAGATATGCTGAAGTCAGAACAGAATTAGAAACACTAATCAATCAACAGTCTGATGAGTTGCAATCTGTGAGGCGCAATGCATCCCAAGTCAGAACGGCTAGAGATGCATATGATTATGGATTGTCAATTTTAAATAAATCTTCCGATGATGTGGATTTGTATCTGCGTGATATTTTAGATGATGAACAGGCATTAAGGTCATTACGGGCTGGGGCTTTGGCAAACATCAGGCAAAAAATAGAACAAGCTGGCGGCACTAATTTGATGAATAAGTTGCGTGATGCTGAAACAAAAGAAGGTAAGATTTTTAGAGCAATTTACCCACCAAATAAAATTGAAGATACTTTGCAAAAAGTGCAGCAAGCGGCAACTTCACAAACAGCTATGGGCGAAATCATAAAAGGCCCGTCTACTGCATTAGTACAAGAGGCAAGTAAGCGCACTGGCGCAGACATAACGGCTGAAGATATAAGCAATATTTTCAACCCTATGACAGCTATGCGAGTTGGAATGAAAATTGCAGAAAGTTTAAAACCAGATTTAAACGAAAAACAAAGAACGCAAATACTATCTGTTTTACTTTCAGAAAATCCAGACGTTGTTCGTCGCGCATTAACAGACACAGAAGGGTTGCAGAATTTAATAGGTAGTATTGAGAGACTTTCTGGCGCTGCGCGGGCTGGTGTTCGGAGAGGTACTGTGCAGCAAGTAACACAAGAAACAAATCGCCAAGGTTTGTTGAATATGGCACGATAAAGGAAGCAAAATGCGTTTAGAACCATTAGACGAAGTACAGATTGAAAGCATTGTTTCCAAAGCAATAGAGGATGCTCAAGATTTTATTGACAGCGAAGTAGCGCCCCAAAGGATTAAAGCCCAGCGTTACTTTGATGGGGAAGTTGACATTGGCTATGAAGAGGGCCGGTCACGGGTTGTAGCAACAAAATGCCGTGAAGTTGTGCGTGGCATGAAGCCTTCTATTCAGCGCATCTTTTTGTCTAATGAAAAGCCGGTTGAGTTTGTTCCGCGTGGCCCAGAAGATGTTGCAATGGCAGAACAGGCCACCCAATTTGTTAGCTATAAGTTTCAACAGCACAACGGATACCGCATTCTTAGCGATGTATTCCAAGATGCTATGGTTAAAAAGGCGGGTATTGCTTACGTTTACCATAGAGAGGAAATGGAAACGGAGATCCACACTTTCACAAACCTTACGGAAGAAGCGTTTGCTTTGCTTGTGGAAGATGATGATGTTGAGGTTATTGAGCATGAAGCTCGCATGACGATCAGCATGGATGAAATGGGCATGGAAGTTGAGATGCCAGAGCATGATGTTAAAATTGCTCGCTCTATTCCTCATGGAGATGTTTGCATAGAGAGCATTCCCCCAGAGGATTTCTTTGTAGATCGTAACGCGAGGTCTATGGATAGCTATTATATCGTCGGCCACAGCACTGAAATGACTGTCGGTGAGTTGCTGTCTATGGGCTTTAGTCTTGATGATTTAGCCGGTTTGGATGGATCTGAATATAGCACCACACAGGATGAGGCTGAGTTTGAGCGCAGAGGTTACACTGTAGATGAGGCAGATGATGAAAACATCTCTGGCGCTTCTAAGAAAATTACAGTTACCAGTGCTTATATGGAGCTTGACATTGAGGGAACGGGTCAGACCAAACTCTACCAGTTTCTTTGCGCCGGTACATCTTACAAGCTGCTGAACTTTTATGAAGCTGATTATGCTCCATATGCTATATTTGAGTGCGATCCAGAGCCACACGCTTTCTTTGGCACATCCCTTGTGGACTTGGTTATGGACGATCAGGACGCCGCTACAGCGATGCTCAGAGGTGTTTTGGACAACGTGGCACTAACAAACAACCCAGCGCTGCAAGTTGTAGAAGGCCAAGCGGCGATTGATGATCTTTTGAATAATGAGATTGGCCGCATTATTAGAGTGAAGTCGCCTTCAGCGGTTACTGAAATGACTGTTCCTTTTACGGCGGGTCAAACTTTACCGGCCATGCAGTATTTTGACCAATTGGTTGATAATAAAACCGGCGTAAGCAAAATGGCGCAAGGTCTTGACCCAGACGTTTTAAAGTCAACAACTGCAACAGCAATTGCTGCATCTCAAGAAGGTCAAACAGGTCAGGCTGAAGTAATCGCTAGAAACTTCGCTGAAGGCGGTATGCGCCAGATGTTTAGGCTTATGCTTGATCTTATGGTCAAACACGCTGATGAAGAAGAAATGATGCGCCTCAATGGAAGCTTTGTGCCTGTCGATCCAAGATCGTGGGAAACGGAGATGGATCTTACCGTCAACGTAGGAATAGGCACAGGGCGCGAGAATGAGCGGGCAGCAGCGCTGCAACAGGCATTTGCTATACAGCAGCAAGTATATCAGACTTATGGCCCTCAGAACGGCATTGTGACGCTTACACAGCTACGCAACACAATGGCTGATATGCTGGCTCTGGGCGGGATTAGAAACGCCGACAGATACTTTATGCCAATGACGATGGAAATTGAGCAGCAAATGATGGCAATGGCTCAACAGCAGCAAGCTATGATGGCGCAGCAGCAACAAGACCCGAATGCCGCATTCTTGCAAACAGAGCAAATGAAAGCTCAGACAAAAGCGCAAGTTGACATGGCAAAAGCTCAAATGGATCAGCAATATAAAATGCACAAATTAGGCATGGATGACGATTTCCAGCGTGATGAGATGGTGCAGGATCTTGCAATTAAGGTTGCTGAGATCCTTGGTAAGTACGGCGCAGCAGTTGATGTAGAGGGCGTGAAGCAAGAGCAAAACGCTATTCGTGAGCACAATGCGCAAATGATGGGAATGGCCGGTGGATATTGAAACAAGGGGCAAACGCTCACAATCTCTACTGCAAAATGATTGGTTTAGAGAAACCATAGAGGATTTGCGGGAACATCAAAAAAGTGTTTTCGCAAGTAGCGGGAAAGATGACGTATCTGACCGCGAAGAGGCACACGCAATCCTGCGGGCCTTAAATGCAATTGAGCATATACTGCAAGCCGATGTGGATGCAGTTAAGCTCCTTCAAAAGAAGGGAAAGCACCGTGGAAACGACTAACCCCATCAACGGCAATGATATAGGGGCTGTTGCCGAAAGTTTGATTATGGAAGCCCCAAATCCGCAAGAAGCTATAGAAGATGCTGTAGAGGTAACTGATGACGGTCAGCCCGAAACGGTGGAAGCTGAAGCTGAAGTTGTGGATGACACTGAGATCAACGCCAGTGAAGAAAGCGTAGATGAGGAATACGAAGAGGCTGAAGAAAGCGCAGTTCAAGAGGAACCTGTTTATCGCGTCAGAGTAGATGGCGAAGAAAAAGAGGTAAGCCTAGATGAACTCAAACGCGGGTACTCAGGGCAAAAGTATATCCAAAAGGGCATGGCTGAAGCTGCTGAAGCTAAAAAGCAAGTTGAGGAAGTAACTCAGAAAGTGACCCAAGAGCGTCAAATGCTTGCGCAGATGATGCAACAAATCCAGAATGGCGAAGTACCGCCTGTGCCACAATATCCATCAGAGGAACTACGCGCTAGTGACCCTCTAGGCTATTTGGAAGCAGAGGCAGAATATCGCCGTGCCGTTGATAAGCGTAATGATTTTGACCGTAAGGCTCAATATGTTGCGCAGCAGCAGCGTCAACAAGAGGAACAGCAGCACAATCAGTATCTTGAACAACAGGCTATGCGCCTTGCGGAATGGATGCCTGAGTTCTCTGATCCAGAAAAGCGCTCTGTGTTTATCAAAGATATGTCAGTCAAGGCAAAGAAGCACTACGATCTTTCTAACGAACAGATTTCTAGTGTGAAAACTGCTGAAGAAGTCATTATCTTAAACGATGCGTTGAAATGGCGTGAGTTACAGCAAACCAAAGCCAATGCCACTAAAAAGGCAGAGGGTGCGCGTCCTGTGGTCAAGCCAGCAGCAAAACGTGCGGCTAGTGCTGGAAAAGCATCAAAAGCTAAACAAGCTGAAGCGCAAATGCAGAAAAGAGGCACGATAGATGATGTTGCCAATTTTCTTCTTTCTTAAACTTTTGCAATGAAAGGATACAGCAATGGCTGTTACTGCAAACACCAACCAGACATATGATGTTACGACGATAAAAGAGGATTTGGCTAGCGCCATGGCCTCCATCAGTCCGACTGAAACTATTTTTATGTCTTCTATTGGAACCCGTAATGCTGAAAACACTTACTTCGAGTGGAGTGAAGTTGATTTGGCGGCTACCAGTGCAAACCGGCAAATTGAAGGCGACAGTGGGTTGTCTAACTCAGCGCCGACTAATGCTGTTCGCAAAGGCAATTATACTCAAATTTCTGCCAAGGTTAGTGAGGTATCCTCAACTAATAACGCGGTGAATGGTGTTGCCAATGCGCAGACTGTAGCGAAGCAAGTAGCTTACAAATTGTCTGAACTGAAACGTGATATGGAAGCAATGCTTCTGGACAATGTTGCGGCTTCTGCTGGGGCATCTGGAACAGCGCGTCAAACTGCTGGTCTTCCTGCATTCTTAACCACAAACACTTCTCGCGGATCTGGCGGTGCAAACCCAACCACTTCTGGAACTGGTGAAAGTGGTTCACCGAATGCTGCTGCAACAGACGGTACGTTACGCCCATTAACGGAGTCACTCCTTAAAAGTGTGATAGCTGACTGCTGGAACAGCGGTGCAGAGCCATCAATCGTATTGTGTGGATCTGCGCAAAAGCAGAAAATCTCAACCTTCTCAGGAAACTCAACACGTTTCAAAGAAGCAGAAGATAGCAAGCTTAACGCTGCGATTGACGTTTACCAGAGTGATTTTGGTGAGCTACAAATCGTGCCAGCTAGACATATGCGCGTTCGCACAGTGTCAAGCGTAGCCTACACACCAGATGTGTTTGTTCTTGATCCAAACTATGCAGAGGTTGCTTACTTGCAAACTGCAAAGCAAGAAACCTTGGCGAAAACTGGTTTGTCAGAGCGCCGGTTGATTTCCTGCGAATATGGCTTACAAATTACTTCGCAAAAAGCACATGGTGTTATTGCTGACGTAAACGCCAGCTAAATCTAAGTGTGGGGGGCTGTAATGGCCCCTCGCATTAATTGAGGAGCCGGTCATGGAAATTCAAATCACAACTGACAGAAACCCTTGGGTCAATGACAAGAAGACCGAAAAGGGTGATATTGTTAAAGTTGAAAAATCTGATGGCGAGGTTATGATCGCTCTTGGGTTTGCTGTTGAGGTCAAGCCAAAGAAAAAAGCTAAGGCAAAAAAGAATGCAAAATAATATTCTGAATACCAAAATTTCTGCTGAAGATGACAAGGTTATTATAAGCAGATCACAAGATGTAAGCGCAATTTTAGACTATAACAAAGAAAAGCAGATAGAAGGTTACAACCGTAAATCTGACTTGCGTCACGTTACCTCAATTCCTTTTGTTGTTGTTGAAATCTGGCTAAAAGAAAGTGGTTTAAAAATCGGCTCGCGTGAGTTTGCTGAATATGTTAAAAAGAAATTGCTTTCTGGAGA